CCTGGCCCTGCCAATGCACGCCGGGATGGCGGTCGATGTTGCCGGGGTTGTGGTTGCGAATGCCGCGGGATACGCCCATGCAGTTTTCTCCCCAATAAAAAAGGCCGAGACCCCGTGAGGGGGCTCGGCCTGATGATTCCGCCTGTTGAGAGTAGATTACGCTACTTCAACGACCAATTCCAGCGCCGCGATTCCTTCATCGGAATCCAGATCCGCGCCGTCCATGAATTGGTCGTAGGCTTCTTCCAGGGCGGCCATGGCGTCGGGGTGAACGTAGCAAACCGGGTCGCTGGGGGACAGGCGCTCTGGGTAGGTCATGGTTTCGAGAACATTCTCGATGGCTTGCAATAGATTCATCAGCGCGTTCATTGGCGGTCAACCCGCACCAGGTGAGATTCGGCGGTGTCGAGACCATGATCGAGCATTTCGCGCAACACCCGGAGTTGTTCGGCGATGGGGTCAAGCAGGCTCATCCATTCGTCGTTGGTCAAGGTGGCGTCGGGGCGGCACATGCCGGCCAGCGCGGCCAGCGCGGCAACCTGTTCCTGGCAGATGCGGGCGAGCATCGAGGCGTCGATCCGGGCGATGTGCAAGGGTTGAGTGGCGGGAACGGGGGGCATGGCTACACCTCCAACCGGGCTTGATTGGCGGGTTTACCGAGCAGGGAGAGGTCGGGCATCGGGATGCCCAGCGCCGCGAAGAGGGTTCGCGCCTGATTGACCATCCCTTGGCGGGCAAAGGCGTCGCGCGTCTTGTCGATGTCCCGGAGCAGACCGCGCAGCAAGCCGTGAACGCGAGTTTGCGTCGTCACGTTCAGATCGCGGCGCAGGATGTTTTCAATCTGCTCGTCGCACCACAACGCGAAGAATGGATCGAGCCAGCGAGCGAAGGCAATGCCCAGCTTGGGATGCAGCCAGGTGCCGCCGCCGGTTTCAGGCGCGCCGGAAACCACCTTAACCAACTGATTTTCTTCAATTACGATTTTTATCGTAATTGCCTGGATGTACGCCTGAGTTTCATCGGTCTTCAGCCAGTCAGCGGGACGCTTCCCAAACGGCTTGGCGGCCACCGTGGCGTTGAAAAACGCTTCGGGCGTGAAGGGCACGTCGATGGATTGACTGTTGTAGGTATAGGTGCTGAGGATTAAATCTGTAGCCATGGCTGGCTCCTTAGGTTGCAGGAATTCCCACGCATAGCGGGCGGGGTAGGCGCTCCTAACGACCTAAGATCGTCCGGGTCCTTACGGATACCCGACGCCTCCCCATTGTGGGAAAGGCACAAAAAAACCGCGCTGACCGGGCGGGTACGACTTAGGTTCTATGAGATTCCAGGATACGCCCGCGCTCATGCGAGCGTCAAGAGTCGCCCAAGTCATGCCAGCCGCTGGAATCCTTCCACAACGTCCGGCCGCAACGTTCGCAACGGAAGACCTTCCCGCCTTCCAACGCGCGCCGAACGAACCGCAGCTTGTGGCCGAACAGGGCGCAGAGGAGACGAGCGATCACGCGACGCAGCATCAACGGTTCTGTGTAATCACGTTCGTCATGACGACTTCCCCCGACCGAAACGCGACATAACCGTCCTTATAAAACCACTGTTCCACCTCAACTCCGCTAAAAATTCCCTTGCTGATCGTGTCCGGCTCTCCCCACGCCTGCCTAACCTCACTGGGAGTCATGCCAAGGACAACCTTCTTATCAGCAATTTGCATCCTTACGGTTTTACTGGCGCGTTCCGAATTCTTTCCGATTACGATCCCGATGATCGTCGCAATGATAATACAGCCCAGCAAGATCCCGATCCATTTGAAAACAGCTTTTAATACCTTCATGGTGGAAACCTTTGGCGCTCAATGCGGCCGGAACACGACCCCTAACACCATCCCGACCGCATAGATGATGAACATCACGATCAACATCGCGGGGATTCCGGCAAACGCCAACTTGACCAGCAACCGGACCATGCTCCAAAACCGGATATCCACATCGGTCACCACGACCGGTTGTGGCGCGGGCGGCGTCGCGGCTTTCTGATTCCGGCGACGCTCCAGCGCCGCGTCGTAAATGGCCTTCTCTTCAGGGGATAACGGTGGGGTAACGCCATTGCGCGGATTCATGAGACCTCCTGTAGGCGTGGGATGATGGATTCAATTTGAAACTCGCGATTTCATTTTGAAATCCCCAGACATGGTTTTCGGTGAGTTTATCGTGCAATTGTAGTGCTATTGCATTCACCATGCCGGGCCATACGACATGACGGATTACGGATTACTGATTACTGAACTGGACTGGCACCCGCACCATCTGTTTGCATCGCTTGCACAATGCCGTACCGGCGTGCGGGTCCACCAGGCGGGAATGCACCTTCCGCTGGTAGTACAGCGGATTGCCGCACTCGCAAATCACCGCCACCACCTTCCCTTCGGGGTCCCGATGCCACTCGCCCAGCAGGGGCACGGGTTCAACCAAATTCATAGCCGTTGCGTTCATAGCCCCCCTTCAAGGCTTTCCACGGTTTATCAACATCCTTCGCGGCCAATACGCCGGCCCGCAGCGCGCCGGCCTTGGCCTTGCCGATAATCTGGTCTTGCTGATCCGCCGGCAGGTGGCGCAAATAGGTCAGTGCGTCTTGCTGGCCGGCCCGGTCGGCGGCGCTCACCTCGTCGCGGAACACCGCCGTCAGGTAGCTCATGGTGTTCGGATGCGCCGGCCAGGGCGCGCTGCCCACCGGGTACACGCCAGGGCCAAGCCCGTACAGGTTGGCGTGGGCGTGCACGTCGCAAATGTCCACGCGGGGATGGTTCGGCGACAGGTTGAACTTCATCCCGATCACATCGGGATGCGCCGCCGCGCCGGCCTGGTACGCCTGGCCGTGGGCGCGATTCAACTCGGTACGGAACACACGGAGCGCGTTGCTGTAGGCGTTGTTCGGGGCGGTGGTCAACGTCTCCCGGACTGCCCGCCCCACCGCCTCTTGCCCATCCAACCCCAGCCGCGCCCGCACGTCGGGCGGAACTGCTTCGCCGCGCGCCAGGAAATCAGCGGCGGCGGCGCTGGCATCACGTCCCATCACTACCGCCCGCCGCAGCGCGTCGGCAATCGCCTGGGTCGCGCCCCGGTCGATTCGCCACAGCCGGTCGGAGAGTTTCAGCCCGTCGGCGGCGACGAACCGTTCGACGAACCGAACGGCGACCTCGGCCAGCAGGTTGCGCACCGCTTCGGGATCGACGAACACCCCAGCGCCCAGGTAGGCGGATGACGTGAGCGCCTGGCCTAGCAGCTCCCGCTGCCGGGTACTGAGGTCCGCCAGGATGCCCCGCGTCTGCTGGAGATAATCGCGGATCACCTCCAACCGCAAGGTTCCCGTCGCATCCAGATACGGAGCCAGCGCGGCTTCGAGTTCGCGCGCGGCGTCGGCGTACAGCGCCAACAGCCGGTCAACGGTTTGCCGATCCAGCAGGTGCAATTTTTGCCGGGCCTCGGCGCTGGCCCGATCGATGGCGTCACGGACCGCACTCATAGCAACGACTCCTGCGGCAAGGACGCTGGGCGCGGCACGTAATCGGCCAGCACCGGTTCGGCGCTGGGCAGTTCAAACTCCACCAGCCCACCCAATTTATTACGGTAGTGCCAGCAGCACAGGTCAAGCAGATGCCGCTCGCGCGGCGCCAGGACGGCGGTCGGATTGTGTTCCAGCCGCCAGGTCAGGTTCTTGATCACCTTCGCCCCGAACCCAAAATCAGGGATGCGAACATGTCGGTTCAGCGCCCGCACCTTGGCGCGCTCATCGGTATTCATCGAGCGTTGCTGATCGCCGTCGCGCTTTCGCCCTTCGGCGCATTGCCCGGGGTGATCTTGACCACCGGCGCCCCGCCGGCCGGCCGGATGGGAACAGCGTCGGGATACGGGTCCATCGCCTCGGTAGCGGCATCCAGCGCCGCTTGGACTACGGTCGGGTCGAGGCCCGCCGTGTCCCAGCACAACGGCGCGGGCACGCCCAGCGCCTGGTATTTCAGCGCCCGGTCAGCGGCCTGGTTCGGGGTTTCCGTGCGGCGCTCGATAAAATTGACGTAGAACGAGTAGCTGTCAGGGTTGATGCCGGCCAGCAGCAGTTCCAGCCGAAACCCCTGCTCGTAGACCCAGGATACCGTATCCTGCAAGGCGTCGATTTCCTCGTAGTAGTCCCGCTTCAGGTCCTCCAGGATGTCGCGCGACAATCCGTCGGCATAGCCAAACAGCCCGCGCGGGGCAGGCGCGCCGGCAAAGAAGGTATCCAGCAGGTGGACCACGTCGGCGACTTGATCGAGGTTGGCGTCGCCTTGCAAGGCGGTGACGCCGCCCTTGCGGTTGGAAAAGAAGTCGGTACAGATCGCATCGGCGCGCTGGTTGTGCTCGGTTTCCGCCCGGTAGGCTTCCAGTTCCGGTTTCGTCGCACCTTCCAGGATGTGGGAAAAGCGCAGCGGCGCACGCTGGCGACGACGAATCACCAGGTCCTCCTCGGTCATGCGCAACTGCCGCCAAACCGTCCGGGCCGCATCCAGATACGGACGCCCCAACGCGCCCTGGTCGTCGATGTTATCCGGGTCAAGACGTTCGAGAGTGAGTTGCCACAACGGAAACGCCGCGATTTGCCGACCCTCGGTCAGGTCGTATTGCGCATAAGCGGCGGCGGGGTCGCGGAATCGGCCGCTGATATCCACCAGGGGCATGATAGTCTCGGTGGGCATCCGCACGCCGGCAACCACCTGCCCGGCGTCTGATACAACCCACTGCATGGGCAAGTTGCCCTCCATCACCAGTCCGCGGCAATCGCTCTCGATTTTGGCCTGGCGATCCAGGCCCAGACGGCGCTCGAAGTTCTCCCACAGCCGCCGGATACGGGCATTCTCGCCCGCGCTCCATTCCAGTCGGAGCCCGCCTTTCGTCGCGGTCCGCGCCATCCGGGTATGGACCTTCTTGATCCGCGAGTCCAGCCGATCCATGCGGCGGATATCCAGGATGGTGGCGCGGAGCGCCATATCCGGCTGCATCTGCTGATACAGATAGCGGATGCGGTTTTCCTCGGTCGGCCGCCGGCCAATTTCGGTTTTACCGGGGTCAGATCCGGCCATCGACGGCAACAATCCGCGTAGTACGCTAAAAATACTCATCAATGCCACCCCCCTTTTACGCCCAAATATGCCGGCTTTTGCGCTCGGCCGCGATCCGCCGTTGCTCCATCCACCAGCGATAATCATCCTCCGTCAAAATTTTTGCATCCAAGCCTCTGGCTTTATAAAGAGACGGTGTTGGTTTATCGGCCAATTGCCATATCATGATGTTTGCACCGACGTTCAGCGACTCAATCATTCCGACCCGGCGCAAATGCGCACAATGTTGGGATATGGATTGCGGGTTATGCCCGAGCAGAGCCGACAATTCGCGACTGGTACGCGGCGCTAATCGCAGGGCGTCGATAATCATCGGCTCTACGTTTGCTGCGCTTTCTATCTTGTCCATGATGGGCTGTTTGTCGCGCAGCTTTTGTTTTTCCGATCTCTGTCTAGTCATTGATTACCGACCATCAATTGTTCTCTTGTCTTTGTAATCCCGAGAATCGCGGTCGGTGCTTCCGCCGCGCCACGCGATACCAGCGCCCAACCCGCCGCCATGGTCGCGTCGAACAAATCATCGCCAATCTTCGGGTCGGCCATCCTGTAGCTGGCGTAGCTGGTTTTGGTCGGGACCTGCTTGATGTTTCCCAGTTGCCGAATCAGCAACCGCAAATCAGCGGTGGCTGTGTCGGTCAGATTGAAATCGCTCAGATAAGGAATCGCCGCCTGGTCGTTGTGGAAAATCGCCTGCAACGACGTGGCCATCGAATGTTTGATCATCCCCTCAAATCGCAACGGCGCGAACGGCCATTCGTGCCAGGTGCTGGCTGTGCTGCGTCCATCGCCGACCGCGCGCCGGTCAATCCCAACCAGGCCGTTGTCGTACAGATCATCGTTCAGCGGAGCCAGCATCCCCACTCCGTAGGCGTCGCCGATGGCATATTCCGGGCGGAAGTAATCCCAGAACCCGTACAAATCTTTCCGCACGACCTGGTCATCGGTGCCGGCCGGCCAGGTCTTGGCGAAGATCAAAGCGGTGAAGCTGCCGATTTGCTCGGCGACGACAAAGGCATGTTTCGACGCATGGACCGCTTCGCCGTGGCCGCTGGCATCGTAGCCGAACGCGAGCAGTCCCCGCTTCTTGTAGCGCATCCCAGGCACAGGGTCGGCCAATTCGATGCTGGCTTTCAACCCGACCGTCAGCGCCTTGCGGATTTTGGTTTCCCAGATCAGATTCCGGCTGGAGACGTTTCGGCACAGCAACTGCCGGAGATATTCATCCGCCGACAACTCGGTCTGCATCAGGCTGACGAATTGCTGATTGATGATGCCCAGCTCGATACCGAGATAGGCATCCACCACGGGCAGCGTGGCGTATTGGCCACTGGCCACCATCCCCGACAGGGTATCGGCGCCCTTGAACACGCCGGTAATCCGAATCTGCGGATCATTGCGGCTGTCCTGGTTCGCGCCGAGCCGGCGGGTCGATCCCAGCATGAGCAGGAAGCGGGAATACAGCCGGTCCTGCGGCATGTCGTCGACTTCTTCCAGGCTGGCGGTGGTCAAATCGCCGCCGTCCACCTGGGCCATGATGCCGTAGGCGCGGCAAACCGAACGGTTGGAAAACTGGTAGTAGGTATCCGCCAGTTGCACCCGGCCCTGTTTGCACGCCAACCAGGCCATCAGGATTTCCGAGCGCCGAATGGCATCCAGGTGATAGCCCAAATTCACCAGCGATTGCGCCTCGCGCGGGGCGACGATACCTTCCTCCTGGTCGGGGTTGGTGGCGTTGTGCTTGAGCAGGTAGAGTTCCTTGACCGCCGTCTTTCCGGTCCGACGGCAGGAGAAATCAATGGTCCTGGGATGCTTGTCCATTTCCAGGCATTTCAAGACCTGCATGGAATCGAGTTCCACGTTGTGAACGTGTTTGTGCCACAGCGCGTGATGGCCGGCATAGCGCATCACCTCCACCTCGGCGAGGCTTTGGAGTTTGATACGCTGGCTGGCGGAAACGCGGTCAGGCATTTAGTCAACTCTATGAACAGCAGTGCTATTCGTAAACAAAACCCCATGTTCGCAAAATCGATATGATCCTGCGGTGAACCCAACAGTCTAAGCAAATCAGATGCCCGCGTCGTGTTCTGGCCCCTTGAGGATGGTCGCACCCATGCTTACATGCACATTGATTTTCCATAGCTATTCTCCCCCCTGCTGATGCTCGATCAAGATCGGGTCGCGCTGTTGCCGGTTGCGCCCGCGCTCAATCAGGGTCGTCAACTGCTCCAGCGCCTGGGCCTGCCGCTCAGCAAACCCATTCAAATCCTCGGCCTTCTGTTCTTTTTGCTCCAGGAAGCCCTGTAGAACGGCGTCCTCCTCCTTGGCCTTCTCGGTCATCCCCAACGCCGACAGAACAGCGGTATTCCGGCTGATCAACTCATAAAGCGGCTTGAGTAGCGGATTGGCTTGCAAATCATCAATCGTGCGCACAACACCGTTCTCATCCTCGTATTGCGCGATATGCAAACCGCCCTCCTTGTCGGTGTACCACTGCGGCTGACGAATTTCGACCCCGCTGTTGACGATGGCGAGGATCATGTCATTGATCAGCGCCTGAGTATTCGCCTGCAAATCGGC